CACTAACCAGGGGGTCCACTGGACCGCATTCGTTGTCAGACGTTAGCACCACCAGCCCAGCGGACAAACACCGCTTCGCGGCCCTTGGACTTAATTTCTCACGCACTTGTAAATGTCGACTCGTCTTGGTATGGGCGCTGATCGCTGCTTCAATGTCTACGAGTCCTCCCGCATCTATAATGACGTCATCATGGCGAAGCAGGGTATCCACTACGAGGATAACCTGGCGTACCGCCGTTACCTTCAGGAGAAGGGTCCCGATGCCTACGTCGTCCCCTCGGACGCCGCGTGCCGCGCACCCACGTTCAGCTCGCAGGCGAATACGAACTAGGCGGCTGGACACACTGACTATTTAAGGGACGTTGCTGGCGGTGTCACGTGTGACACCTAGAGTTTTCCTCACATAAAATAGTATGAAGGTGGTGATTGACGGGAATATAGGATCCGGCAAAACCACCCAGTTGAACCTCCTCGAGAAAAAGGGGTGGACGGTTCAGCGTGAACCCATCGACGAATGGCCTCTGGAGTTGTTCTACAAAGACAAGTCCAGATGGGCACTGTTACTTCAATTGAAAATTCTGCAGACGCTTCAACCCTTGAAAACCAAGGACGTGGTCGTCTACGAACGGTGTCTTCTCAGCACGCGCCATGTGTTTTGGGAACACCTGCTCCAAAAGAAGCTCGTGAGGCCAGAGGAACACGACGCGTACTCGTTCCAGTACGAAAAGGACACGTGGTTCCCGGACGTGTACATCTTCCTGTCCAAGACGCCAGAGGTGGCGTTCGAACACATCAAGAAGCGTAAACAGTCTGGGGACTCGGGGGTTTCGTTGGAGTACCTGAAGGACCTCGACGTTCTGTACACGCGCATGTTGATGAACGTGCCGTGCAAAGTTCACGTGATTAACGCACACCAGACACCTGAAGATATTCATCAACAGATTTTGTCTCTGCTCAAGTTATATGGCATGTACGTCTCTGACGCTGGAGGGGCGAAAGTGCAAACGTCCGGCGCTCATCAACGGGAAGTGCTGTGTACACCATTCCCAAACATGTGCCGTCTGTCTTGATCCAGTACCGAGTCTCAACTCCTACGGCGCCAAACGACTTTCCTGCACGCACGCATTTCATACCAGCTGTATCATGACCTGGTTTGAAACGAATGACGAATGCCCTGTGTGTCGCACCGAACAGGACAACGACCCTTTAATTATTTTTAAACACCACGTCGAGGACAACATCCGTGTCAAGTACCGTGAAGCCATCAGGTCGCTCGAACACCAAGTGACGGTCCTTCGTTCTCGGCAACCGAGGGAATTACCGTGAAAGAAAAAATTGATTTATCGTATGCAGAGGTGCCAAGCGACGACCCAACACGGGGTTCAATGTCGCCGGAACGCCGTCGCCGATGAAACCACATGTACGCAGCACAGAGGAGACTCATGTCCCGTGTGTCTCTTGACCATGGCACAGGGGACATCTCGGACTCTGCCCTGTCACCATTCGTTTCATACCCGGTGCCTCGATCGTTGGAAGAGAACGTCGTACACATGTCCCATGTGTCGTGCACCGTTCGACCAACCCCAGTACAAGGTGAGCATCTCCGTTCACCACCTCGCATCAAACACGGTCACGCGGGATTCGTACACCACGAGCAACGTCGGGGACATGTTTTCGACGTTTGGTATAACGTCCCTCCAACCTCGATACATCACTGACATTTTCTTCGACATTGGACTTGACGAATTCATCGACGAAGTATTCCAAGAGATCGGAGTCCGTTTGCCCGAGCAATTGCGAGCGTCGGTCGGTGCTGGGAACGGGCGAGCGCGACCCGTCCAGCCCCCGCCTTGACCATGTACGCCGAGCAAAACTTGGAATAGTTCAGTCCAGGGTAGGCGCGATTCGCCCGTCGTGGGTCCGCGATCGTTTTGCCGGACGCATCGACCAGGACGGGACCGGTTGCAAATCCCTGCTTGTGGCTCCAGAGCTTGACTGGAAACTGAATCACCTTGCCTGCTCGGATCGCACCGGTTCCTCTGTGAACCATCTGGTTCAGGACGGGTAGGTTACGGTTCGTGTTTGAGATTCGGCCGTTGGACGCACTCATAGGTCTCGTCCCTTTGACCACCGCAGCGCGAACGACGGCTGGTGTGACCCGGAAAAAACGCGCAAGACCCGTCACGGTATCCCCAGGACGTGTCTTGTAACGCACGGCGTTCGTCTCGCGGTACCAGTGGAAATCGCCACCGTTGGGTGCCACAAAGTTCATCACCTTGTAGTACCCCGGAGGGGACGGGTCTCCAGGTTTGCACCGATAAGCCAGTCCCCTGTAATCCTCAAGGACGCGCTTTGCGATTCCAGTGCACGTCGTGAACGTCAGACCCCATGCTTTGTTTCCAGCCATGTTTCCAGGAACATCCTTGTTGACCGATCTGATATTGTTCAGACCGAACGCATAGTCGTAGCAGTTGTCGTGGTGACGTCCCATGGAACCCCATGGGTCCCACTTAAAGAGCGTCGCGAGCGCAACCGCCTTTTTCTTCGCGGCCAGTGACGTCACCCGATTTTTCGACGACGAAGACTTTTTCGTCGCACAGGCGGTACAGCACGCCGTCATCTTATTTTCTCCGCACAAATTAAAATGCTCACCGTTCTCGGATCCCGTAATACCCAGGACCTCCTGTACAACATGACCATCTTCGTTCTGTACGTCATTCTCCTGACCTTCATTCTGCGTTACCTGTGGAACGGTACGATGGTGAAGCACATCAGCATCCTCCGTCCAGTCGACACCCTGATGCAGACCTTCCTGCTGGCACTGGGTATTTCCCTGTTCCGTCTGTAAGTCCAACGGGTCCTTAGCCCAAGTCGCGAAGCGACTTGTTCCTTGCCTGTTGTCCCCGGGGGTAATTAAAGCTTTACCTCGTTAAAACTATATGACTGACTTTGTTCTACAGCCCATGTTCACGTACCTGGGCAACAAACGAAAATTACTCGAATTCATCGAACGTACGGTCACTGAGATTTTCGGTGACGATAAGATTCGTATCCTCGATGGATTCACAGGGTCGACGGTTGTGGCGCGCATGCTCGCAGGTCACGCATCCGAACTCCACACGAACGACCTCGAGATGTATTCTCTGATGGCGGCGAAGTGCTTCCTGGAACGCCCGACCGACGACCAAAGTGAACGCGTCCGGTCACACCTGGAACGCATGAACGCACTGACTGAATTTACCCCTGGTGTCATCACCGAGATGTACGCGCCTGCAGACACGCAGAACGTTCAGGCAGGGGAGCGTTGTTTTTTCACACATGAGAATGCGCTCAGAGTCGACACGTGGCGCAAGTACATCGACGACCACGTCGAAGAGGACATCAAGCACTGGTGTCTTTGCCCGATTCTTATTCAGATGTCCGTCAAGGCGAATACATACGGTCATTTCAAGGCGTTTAGCAAAAACAAGGATAACATCGGGTCTTTTACGCAATGCGGTGAACGCGTGATTGCACCGATGGTTCTCCAGGTTCCTATTTTCAATCCAAATGCGTGTGCGGTCCATTGTCACTGCGAATCGACAAATGACCTTTTGGAACGCATGCCGTCCGAATCACTCGACCTCATTTATCTTGACCCACCGTACAACGAACACGAGTACTCGGCGTTCTACTTTTTACACAACGTCGTGTGCAGAAACGAACGTCCAACGAACGTCAACGCCGTCACGGGACTTCCCAAAGAGCGTGTCAAATCAGCCTATAACCATAAGATTGAGGCTGTGCGTGCGATGCGTCACCTCCTCGAACACTGCACACGGGTTTCACGCTACACGCTCATCTCGTACAACGACGAGGGTATCATAGGTCATGCAGGCTGGCAGGCTATTCTCGAGCCGTACACAGTTCGACGTATAGAACAGCCGTACACTCGCTATTCCGCCAACACCAAGAAGGAGAAGGAGGGGCGCAAAGAGGTGATGGAATTATTATATCTTGTAAGTACTAGATGAGTTTCATAACCAGCGGCATCGCAATGTTTTCGAGCACAATTCCATCCCCTGTCACTGGTTTTATAGCGAATAGCCCGACTGAAACGACCGTTTACCTTGTGTGGAAACGGTCATATGCCGCGACGTTGTACTCCATAGAGTCCTCACCACCGACAACAATTCAGACGACGAGTGATACATTCATCACGTTCACGGAAATGTCACCAGAAACGGAATACACGTTCACAATCACACCGTCGAACGCAAATGGCAACGGACCGCCGACGATGTTAACTCTCCCTCCTTTCCCGGGTTATGCTTCCGTTGTATACAATACACCCCTCTCAGTCACTAAAACAACCATAGAATTAGAATGGTTCCCATTGGGTGAATATACACCTGCATATGCGACTTCCTATAAGGTGTATTGTCTTGACCCAGTCACATTTGACATATTGTATGTTCAGACTGCTTCGCTCACAACTCCTTATACATTTACTGGGTTACAGACAAATTATGGGTACTATTTTCATTTATCGTCTGTGAACGCGCGTGGAGAACAGTTACTTCCCACCGTGTCGAGCACGACAATGTACACCACACCAACACTCACTGGATTTTCAGCAGGTAACCCGACAGAGACCACCGTCGACCTCACGTGGGACATACCGATCAATAACGTAGGATATTATAATTTTCTGTGTATCATTACTTCAAACCCGGCGACCACAGAGCAATCTTACAGTTACCCCCCTCCATACACGTTCACCGGGTTAACACCTGACACTGAGTACACATTCACAATCACACCTAAAGTCGGACCACCCGAAGTGACCGGCGATCCGGTAACGTCTGACTCGATAAGCACCCTTCCGTAATAATAAAATGCATCTTTGGTAAGAGATGCCAGTCAACCCGTTTGATGGCCGCATAGACAAGACGAGTGACATGCTCTCAATTTCAGGGACAGCGGTGCTCCTCTCAGGGGGTGGCATCATGCTTGCAGTCCTCATTGACAAACAATTTGCTGCTTTGTCAAGGAGATATCCTCGAAGTGCTGTGCCTCTTGCGTACCTCCAGGTCTTTATGTGTGCTGCGGTACTCACGTTCCTGTACCTGCTGGGTCCGACGAGCGTCGTCCTGCATTTCCAGCGTTCAATCCCAGGGCTCATATTCCCGGGAATGTTCTTCAACGTCCAGAGCAACGTCTTTGATACATTCCAGGCAATGCGTCTTCCCACAATTTAATTTGTCTACAACTAGTATAAATGGGTTCCCCACACGGCGCACCACCTCCTGACCCCGCCCCAGTCGCTGTTCCCGAGCCGGTCCCTGAGCCGGCCGTTCCCGAGCCGGTCCCCGAGCCCGCTCCAGTCGTCCCGGAAGTTGAGGACGAAGAGGAAGAGGACGATGGGGACGTCCCAGTGGCTCGCTCAGCAGCTCTGATCGAGGAGTCACTGAACGCGTCGCTCGATTAAAAATTGTTAGCATGGTTCCCGAGTTGTTCAAAAAACATACCAGCGCCGAGACCTAGGCCGAGTACAACACCCGTGCCCATCACAGCGTAAGCTGGCACCAGGCTCTTCCCACTCTCCTTGGCCTTGGAAAGCATATTCAGACCGATGATTAGAAAAAACATACCGATCGCAAGAAACAAAATTTGTGCCGTCATAATCCCGGCACCAATTTTGAAAGCGTTTGCAAAGAGACCCATTTGCTTTTAGTTGTGAAAATTATTCAGTTAGCCCAATTGGCACGTAGTGCCCTTTGTGCGCCGCTGCGCGGCGAAGGAGTCCTTCGGACTCCTTTTAAATTTCCTGGTATCCCACCTTGATCTCACCGTCGACGACGAGGGTCGGGAATCCAGAGACGAAGTTGGGGCACTTGCCCTGAGCACAGTCCACGAACGTGTACTCGGTGCCCTTCTCCTTGAAGTAATCCTTCTGCTTGGTGCACCATGGGCAGGAATCCGAGCCGTACATGGTGACGCCTGGACCGCTCGGGGGGCTGTCCTGCTCTGGCGGCACAAACTCAGTCTCCTTGGACGTGCTGGGCTCAGGGACGTATGAGCTCTTGGTGCCCAGCCACCACTTGTACACGTAAAAGGCGAGAACGCCGATAATCACAGCGAATGCGACACGCATAATAATAGAATCACGATCCATCCGTACGGTCTCTACTGTACGATCGGAAAAAAGAAATCAGGACGGTGGCGCGGGCGGGACGAGGGAACCCACGATTCCCTCGAGAGCTGCGAGGCGAGCTTCGAGCGCTGCGTTCTTGGTTGAGAGTTCTTGTATGGCGGCTGTGAGATAAGAAACTAAATAAGACTTGTCTATGCCTTGGGGTTTAATATTGCCATCAGAGTCAACAGCGTCTTTTTCTCCGACGACCGCATCTGGAACCACCTCTTGGAGCTCGTGCGCAATGAAGCCATGGCCAGGACTTCCATCAGATTTCCATGTGTACGTGACGGGTCGAAGTCGGGCAATGACGTCCATCGCCATCGTGATTGGTTGAACATTCTCCTTGAGTCTGTAATCAGATGCGCTGGTATATGATGTGGTTGAACCACTCGACGTAATCGCACCTGTCGCAACTCGATTCGAACCGTTATCGGTCCAAAATTGAATCTGAGTTCCAGAAGTTGAATCAATACCTAAACTATGACCAGAACTACGGCTAAAAAATCGTCCGTCTGATCGGAGATTAATTCCATTCAATCGTCCAAAAGTCGGGTCGGTATTCGTAGTCCCCACATATACTGTACCAGACATGTACGCCGCCCCTGAAACTTCTAGAGGATAGCCAGGATTCACCGTCCCGATGCCGACGTTAGCACCCCTGGGATTCAAGGAAATAGGCATGAGCCCTATAAACGTGTTGACTCCCTGGATATATGTGTATCCTAAAGAGGCTGTCGACGTGTTGGAGCTCACACCTATGCGCAAGTTCCCGACTCCGTACGCACCTATTCCAGAAAATGTCTTTATAGAAAACTGTGCCGAATCATCGAATGATGGATCGTAACCAGCGGCTGGATCTTTTGAAAGAGGTAAGTTACCTACAATCAATGTACCGTTTCCACCTGTTGCAATCTGCGTGTTTGAAACGATGTTTTGGGCGTTGACGGTGAATATCGTCGTCCCTGCGGCGTTCGAAACCTGAAGCGGCCCACTGGGACGCGTCGTCCCGATGCCCACATTCCCTGCTGCGTTCACGAAGAGCGCCGTAGCTCCGGTGGTCGTGCGGAATGTCGCCACGTTCCCCGTCCCGAGCTGCTGGACGCTCAAGGCGTTGCCGGATGCCGTGTTGCCGAACACGAAGCAGTTGCTGGTGTTCAGGACCACGGGGACGCTTGGGACGCCCTGATTGAACGGGGTCGCCATCTACTCTTTGCACACGAATTTACTCCTACGGGATCACGACTCTTGTGGAGTCGGTCTCTGGGGCCAAACAATGTTAAAAGGATCTGTTTGAAGAGTCACATCACGCAACTGAGCACGGTACTGGACCCACTCGGACTTGTTGGGCACCTCGTAGTCGGTCACGCTGCAGGTCCAGTCGGAATCGTACAGCTTCTGGCGCTGCTGGGTGCGCACGGAGGTCCATTGCCACTCGACGTTCGGGACGAGGGTCACGGAGCCGTCCTCTGACTTGGCGGGTTTCACAGAGTCGGGGTCGACTCCGTTCTCGGTCAAGAGGTGCGTACAGGTCTCGAGAGGGTACTGCTCCAAGTACTGCTCTGGGAAGGTTGTTGGGTACCTGAAAACCTCCCGAGCCCCTGAATCGACGACGATACGCCACGGCATCTTCTATTATAACTCGGCAGAAAATCCTATGTACTTGCCAACCGACATGTACAACATACCCGACCCGCCTGCAGTGAGGCCTGAACCATTTGACAAATTTATTCCGATAAGGTTCCGTGTCAGACTCGCCACGCCATTCCCCGTGCCGCCTATGGTGGTGAATCCCAAATTCAGGTTGGCGGAGTATAGGTACACATCATTCGTTGTATGTGTTGTTGTTCCCTGAATCATTGATGATGTGTATGCACACGTGTTTGAAGATGATGATATGTCTATAATTGTAGGTTGGGAGCGCATGGAGGTTGGCACCACTATAATACCCGTGGCCGACACGGTGTTGATGGCGGTAGCTATACCTAATGGTTTAAATGAGCCATCCCCTGTAAACCGCACATAATACCTCTGACAGAGGGATAGTTCTATCCCGAACGGGCGAACCTCGAACGGCGTGGCCACGGAACCTTTCTCGAGCTGGACGCCGGTGATGTACAATGTCGCGCCGTTCGTAGCCACGAAGTTGACGGAACCGGACACGCGGACCTTATCACCAGCCACCCATGTACCGGGTGCCGACGTGGCGTATGACGTGTCAGAGGACCCAAGATCCCACCAGAGCCTACATCCGGCAGTGTTTGTAGATGGGAAGTTGACGGTGTATCCACTTGGCGGTGGCGGTATCACGATTACTATTTGTTGCCAAGTGTTCGCATTTGATATAGTGTATTGAACAGAATACGACGGCTGGTTGCCATTCCCACCTACCACGTTAAACGTGAAACTCCCCGTGACGCTAGAACGCACCCAGAAACTCAGGGTCGCGGGAACTCCATAAGACGTTCCCCACATCAAGTCGGCAATGTTGTAGCCTTCGATGTACTGCCCCGCACCATAAAAATCAGACGTGACGGTGGTATACGCCGATAGTGACGTGATGAGAAAGCTATTCACAAAACCCATACCAGTAGGAACAACCGAACTTTGCTGGCACGATATTTTACCCGCGAGTCGACCCAGAACCCAGAATCGATCGGCTGCGTAATTATACGCGGCGGCCGTGTTAGTAATGGCCGAACTCGCCGACCCTCGCTGATCTACTCTCACGTCCCCATTAATGATCCGATTCCTAAACATCAACGGATTCCCCGCGCTCAATGTACCCGCGACCACGGCGCTACCAGCAACCTCCAGGGCCTGGGTTGGTGTGGTAACACCGACCCCGAGCCGGCCGTCCGCCGAGACGCTCGGGCCCTCGATGGTGCCGTTGAGGGTCCATTCAGGCAAACCTATTCCCGTGCCGTTCGATACTATATTGATCACGATACGGAAGTAACTGAACGCCTGAGATGCTTGAACCTGGTAAGTGTTATAGGCGCCTGATGTCCACGTCGCACCTGAACGTTGGTCGATGAGGAACCAGTTGGTTCCATCGCGCGAACCCAAGACATACCACGCACTGAGTGTGTTGGAAGGTCCCGATTGTGGAAGGATTGAGTAACTTGAAAGCACAATTGAAGAAGGTTTCTGAATCTGAAGCCATTCACCGGCGTATGATGTTCCGTTCACGTCGACCGTACGTACAGTACCTCCGTAAGGAACATTGGTCGTGTAAGAATACGAGCCACCCCACTGCGTTGCGGAACTTTTGTCGAACGCATACCATGCATAGTACGCACCAGGTGTGTATTCCGTTGACGCACTCGCCACGTACGTCCCCTGCCCGTACCCGGAGTTCAGAGTGGTGGCGTAGGTGGTCATGGCCGCGGGCGGGAACGAGAGAACTCCGGAGGAGTTCGCCCCCCCGAATTTGCTCGTCAGAACTCGGCCGGGCGCCGGCGCGTTCCGTAGCAGTAGGACGGTTCCGTAAGGCAGGCCGGCCTGTGTCGTTCCTTGGATGGGCTGGAGGGGGCCCGTGGGCGGGGTGAATGAGGTTGTGTAGAGGGCGGCGCCGCGGATGAATCTGAAGTTAGACAAGTATCCAATGTTCGTTCCGGAAATACCAACCCAATAATCGATGTTTGTATTATTTGTTCCAGTGTATTGGAACGTGCCGGTGACTTTGGGAACCACCGTGACCGCACCGTTGACGGCCAGATACACTGTTGACGTAGATGCGATATACGAAACGGCAAGGTGGTTCCACTGATTCAAGGGGACTGTACCTCCCACGAAGCTACCGGAGGTTGGTGAGGTGATACCAGCACTGTACAAAACAAGTTGGTTTGGATAATTTGATTGTGAAACATACATGAGAATGTCACCGTCCCGGCTTAAGAGACGCTGGTCATATGGACGTGATGTATGATACACGAAACACTCCATAGTGAAATCGAAACTCGTCCAGTTGTAGGCAAATTGCGGCTGAACCCCAAAAGAAATGCGAGGTGCGCTCCCCCCCGGAAAGTACACGGACCCCTCCCCCACAAACGGCCCAAATGAAGAATACGCCACGGTATTCGCCACGGTCGCCGTGTTACTCACGACGTAGGCCGGAATATTGAGACCCGAGCTCGAAAAGTCCTGTGGGACGTAGGCTGCCGTGGAGGTGTTGGACGTGCCGTAGATCGCCTGAGCCGTGATCGTCGGGACGTTCAGAGTTTGGGAAACGATGACGTTGCCCGCGTAGTACACGTTCGCCGCAAAGACGTTGCTGGACATTGCGTTCTACTAAGAGGGGGTATTTATTTGGGGCCACTCGACTGAGACCAAGTCCGCAGGACTTGTGATCGTGACCTCGTCCGGCAGGTCGCGCAGGGCCTGCCTGTAGGCGAACCAGGCGTCCTTCTTGTCTTGGCTGAGGTGAGCGTCCGAAAGTGCCACCCAATCGCTCGCGGCGAGTCTCGCGTTTCTCTCGGTTCTGAGTTGAGTCCATGCAGCTGCTGACACGGTATCGACGTCGAGGGAGATGACCCAGACGTCATCAACGAGCTCAGCCTTGAGGGGCTTGCCCTCGAGTCCGTCCGGGACGGGAACAGTCAGGAAATCGGCCCAGGCACCACCGTCGCGACAAGCGCCTGGAGGGACTTGACCGACTATGGTGGGGCCGGCGGGGTCGATAACAGCCTCCATTCTACTACTAGAGCTCATTATTTATTTGGACGATGCCCAGAGACGGTGCGGTGGTGTTTGTATTTTGAAGAAAATAGGGATAGCCGAGGGTCAATGAGGCGCTGCCGATAGTAGCCTGGAGCACTATACCGTT